ACCCGCTCAAGCGCCGGGGATAGCTGGACTCGCTGGGCACCCTCAATCATCTCGTGATAACCATCGAAATCAGCATCACCGGTAGCGTTCAACCCGCCCGGTGACCGGCCAAACAAGATCGTGACCGGAATTCCGACCTCTGCGGCCAGCCCGACTTGCAGCTCCTGAATAACATCCTTCACACCAGACATATTCATGTCCTTGATGTCGTAGGTGTCTTCACTATCGACCGCGACTGTATTCAAAACGCCGCGCACCGCATCAACCAGGTTGATGCGCCGCTGGACCTCACTGTCCATGCCGACCTTTATTGCGTCGGCCAGCCCCTTCATTGCGTATACGGCCTGCTGCTTGCGCTCCAGCACGCTAACTGCGAGCCTGAGCGATTTCAGGTACATATCAACAGCCTGAAACGCCTGATCCGCGACAGATCGCCCCTCCCACGGTATGCCCCGCACGCGTAATTTTGCCGGGAGAGGATCACCGGGAATTTCTATCAAGCGAGACTCGTGGACAATAAACACGTCCCGGCCAGTGTGTACACGGTAATATTCCGGCATACCATAGTTCGACTTGGTTGCGTCACTGTAGCGGCGTTCGTCTGCACTGATGTCGTCAATGTCGAATACCCGTAATTCAGCTATCTGCCCGATTCGCTTGGGGTCCAGCTTTGTATTGATCATGCCGTCATCAGCAATCACGACAATGCCTGCCCCGCCGTGCAGTCTTGCCCACCGCAGGCCATCGGCGAGCGCCGGCAGTACCTTCAGACGGTCCAATTCTGCCTGCACACGGCCATCGTCTCCATCAATGGTCACACCGCGCGCAACCGCCTTGTCGGCAGGCATATCGATGACGCGGCCATACAGCCCACCGCGAGCATAGAGCGTCGTCGCGCCAAGCATGCCCAAGCGAGGCATATACCCGCGATGACCGATGATCGCGCTTTCGTAGCCGTCCGAATTGAATGTCGTCATTGTGCAAGTGCCATAAACCGTTCTAGGCTTCCGGTTGCTATCTTGTTGAAAGCGCCGCTTGAAGCATCCATCTGGTCCTTATATTTACCCACAGGGAAGGTTTTCATCTCGTTCATGTAAGCCTCGTTCCAGTCGCCCCGAACCAGCCTCACATTACCGGCCTCGACCTGCACAGCGAATGGCTCTGCGCGCGTTGCCTTATCGCCCGTAGGACGCTCGGCCTGGATAGTGAAGCCCGCAAGGTTGCGAATCGTGGATTCCGCTGATTCCTTGCCGCCAGATCCTGGCTCTTGCTCAATCCAGACCTTTACCCCCACCCCATCCAGTTGCGCCGTCTGTTTTATGGTGCGCTCACGCTGAGCTGCGGCCCATTGCCCACGCTCGGAATGCAGAACGTAGAACAGGCCATCTTCACCGACGCCCATCTTGACCCCGGCGGTAAAGGCTCCTGCACCTTCAGTCCCGGCCTTGTCCCAATAGCGGACCACTGCACGCAGCTTGGGGGCCGCGTCAACAATCTCAATCTTGCTCCAGTCGAAGAACGCGCCTGATCGTGGCGCCGGACGCTGCTGAAACTGCCCTGCCACCGCTAGGCTACCCATCACCTTCTTGTCGCGCTCCACCACTTCTCTCGGGAAACGATCAGGAAACAGCAATTGGCCTTCTTCTTTGCGCGGGTCTTCAAACCCGATGCTGGTTGCGCAGCGCCTATCTGCCTCAAACTCCATGGGCAGACAAAGGTGCTCGTAGCCGTAATCGCCCTCAAGGATGAATCCCGATACGTCCGCCTCGTGTAACCGCTGCATCACGATCACAATGGCCGATGAGTCCGGGTTATTTAACCGAGTGGGCAACGTTTCCTGAAACACCCGCAGCGCTGTTTCGCGCTCCGCATCGGATAAAGCCGCTTCTACCGAGTGCGGATCATCCCAGGCCACCCGATCACCGCGCCGCCCGGTCATGGATTTCACCGCGCAAGCCTGCCGAAACCCCGTTGCCGCATTCTCGTAGAACATCTTTTCGTTCTGATCGCCCGTCAACCTCAGCGGCCAGCGCTGCTGAAACCACTCCGAGGTGATCAGCCGACGCATCTTGCGAGTATCCCGGACAGCCAGCCCTTGTTCGTGGCTTGCCCCGATAAATCGCATATGGGGCATGTCCTTTGGCCCCCACTCCCAGGCGGGCCAGAACACCGACACCAGAGTCGATTTCATCGTGCCCGGAGGAATGTTTATCAGCAGGCGGCTTAGCTCGCCTTCTGTGATTGCCTCAAGATGCTCGCAAATAGCGTCGACGTGCCAGCCATGGATGTACTTCTGTCCGGGCTCAAGAACGTGCCATGAAAGCCTTACAAAGTCCGCCAGGCTGATCGCGCAAAGGGCTTTCTCTGCCTCTACTACATCAAGTGTCGGTCGAGCCATTGGCCGCCGCTACGATTTCCCGCAGCGCCTCCTTGCTCAACTTGGAGTAATCGACGGTGTTCTTGATGCCAAGCGGTGGCATATCCGGATCGCCAGATATGGGCTGAGTGGCCTTGCCAAAACCACGGTCAATGAGTTCCTTGGCTGCCGCGACTCGCGCCGCCGGCGGATGCTCTTCGTTCCGCATAATATCGGCCAGCGTATCTATAGCGTCCGGCCCATATGTCTGGGCCAGTGCCTTGATGTCTGCCGTAACGCGGTTGGGCGTGCCTTTTGTTCGCCCGCCACTTTTTGGCAGGCCCTTGGGTCTACCTGTGGCCATTTCTATTCCTATCTAAAGTAGAAAGTCAATCGATCGAATCTATGAAGCGTTGGGGCGGCGAATCCACCCCCATCCCTCCCGATACCCGAACGCATCCAGCGCTGGGCAAAGCTCAACCTCTTGCCGCGCCTCGATCCAGCTATCTGCCTCGATCACCGCCAGCGTATCGCCGTGCGAATCCTCATCAAGGATGACGCGCTTCTGGTCGTTGCAGTAGGACAGGCAGAACAGCATCGTGGCCCTAAAAAGAATGCCCCGGCGAATCTTGCGACTCAAACCGGGGCGAGGTGCAGCGGTGGCTGCTGGAGGAGACAAAATAAAAAGCCCGCGAACCTTTCGGAGCCGGGCTTCGTGATCTACAGGCGCAACAACGACCTATATCTGAAAACTATCATATCACACCTAAAATAGTCTCACAAGCATTTGGATTGTTCCAGTATGCGCATTGCTCGGTTGTGCGCTATCGTCGTTCCCGCTTCCAATCTACGGTAGTAAGTCGCCCTACTGATTCCGTGCCCATCGAATAGCTCAGGCTTATCCTCATGCCAGACTTTGGCCACGTAGTAAGCGACGACCACCAACTGATGCTTGATATCCAAAGACATGACCGCTTTATGAATCGCCATGCTCTGGGGGTCAAGCTTGAAGTTGGGCTCATGCCCGCCAAAGTGCATGCCCATGAGTTTACAAAACGGTGTTATCTCCAGCTTTGCCCAAAACTGCGGGCGGTTGGCCCAATCTGCCCACTGATGCATGTCTCGCTGGACACTCTCCGGCACGCTCTTGAGTTTCTGGCCCATGTCGATGATTCTCCTGTCCTGTGCTATTTCCATTGCTTCGATGCGCTCGTAGACCCTGGCCGGATCTCCCATCATCCAGCGCTCCATCACCGCACCACCGGCCTGAATCCGCCCGGCTGCTTGTCGTTGCCAATCCCATTGGGGGTGATCATCGGCGGCTGATCCCGGTTGACCTCATCCATCCTCATGGGCCGCCAGGACAGCCGTCCGTGACTTCCCCGCCTATACGGTGCCGGAGTAATCACCGGGGCCTGCAATGCAGGCTGCGCCCTCACCCAGTCGATGACAAAGGCTGTCAGGCCGCTTGCGAACGATTTGCCCCGGATGGTGTAGACGATTTGAGCCATCGTCGCTCCGTTGGATATGACCTTGCCCTGGGCGCGCAGGTGTGCGATGGCGTCACGTTTGACTTGTTCAATGCTCATGTTCTGCCTCCTAAAATTCCTCGACAGCCCACCCGCCGCCGTCCTTTTTCGCCCGTGCCTTGAGCGCAATGAACTTGAATGGGTACATGTCGGCTGCGATCTTGATCTTTGCGCGAGCATCATCCATCCAGTAGCCTTTGACCTCGTGCAACTCTATGTGGCCATCGGGTTTCATGACCGCAAAATCAGGCGTATAGAACGTGTTGTCGGCCAAGCGAAACTTCATGCCCTCGAACCTGTGCCAGAGGATTCCGCCCACGGCTTGAAGTTGGGCAAGGTGATTTGCATACGCCTGCTCAGTCTTGTTCATCTGGCCTGTTTTCAGGCGGCCAAGCGCAAAGGTGCGACGGTTCAATTCTGTTTCTCCTTCCATTGCTTCATGATTTCCCGCTCCAATATCCTGCGGGCAGGCTCCCCGCGTTTCTTCTCCACCATGTCCAG